GCGAAAGGGAGCGATTAAATGACGCCACTACCGGAAAGCGCGGAGCTATTCTACGGCTTATCACTTACGGAGGAACAGCAGGAGTACGTCGATTCCATTTTCGATAATCAGCTTACGATTGTCAACGCGAAAGCTGGCACCGGAAAAACTACGTTAGCCGTCGGAGCAGCGAAAATCCTCGGCAAGCCGTTAATCTACACGTTCTCGCCCGTCGAAGAAGGAGCTCTCGGACACACGCCAGGAACTGCCGAGGAAAAGGAGTCGAAATATATCACGCCTTTACTTGACGCACTAAAGGAAATCGGCGAGGATCCTCGATTCGCTATTGAGCGCGAAACAAATCCGGACATGATTAACGATAAGGCGTGGGTAGAAGCGAAGTCCCATACGTTCTTACGAGGCGGAAATATCAAGGGCTCGACCGTCATAATCGACGAGGCGCAGAACCTCACGCGTGGCGAGTTAAAGAAGGTTCTTACGCGCATACATCCGGACACAACCGTCATTATGATCGGACACGACGGACAAATCGACCTTAAAAAGCCGGAGAAAAGCGGATTTACGCCGTACCTTGAACACTTTTCCGGAGAGTCTTACGTAAAGGTCGTCGAACTTACGAAGAATTTCCGAGGTCCTTTGGCGCAGAAAGCGGACGAGTTGACGTGGAAGTAAATTTCGGAATAACCTTCGACAGCACCGTTGTATTTCGATAACTATAGTAGGAGTTACGGAGGCGGCGTGCAATTAACCGGTCGCTTCCGTAAATTAATTTCGGGAGGTAATTCGATGGAAAACGCACAACTACGATACAAAAAAGTAAATCCGGCGGCGGTAGAACCGGCATACGCCCACGACGGAGATAGCGGCTTTGATTTATACGCGACCGAGGACGTTATTATCGAGCCAGGCTTCACCGAAAAGGTGCCGACGGGGTTAGCGTTTGAGTTGCCGGAGGGCTACGAGTTGCAAGTCCGTCCTAAGTCCGGCATATCAACGCGGACGAAGCTGAGGGTTACGTTAGGTACCGTTGATGCCTCGTTCAGAGGCGAGGTGCATGTGATGGTCGATAATATCTTTACGGTGACTCAGCGGTACAATACGGACGAGTTCGGAATAACCGAATACTACCCAATTCCGGGAGAGACTTTCGATGTTAAAAACGAAGCTGCTACCGATGTTTCTTACGGATTACACAGTCATGGTTCGTACATCATCCGCAAAGGAGAAAAGGTCGCACAAGCCGTACTAGCACCGGTTAGCCAAGCGGAGTTTGTTCCGCTAGAAGAAGGCGAAGAGTTAGGCGGAACGAGTCGAGGAGACGGCGGATTTGGTAGCACGGGGCTTAATGCGACTGGCTTGCACGCCCACTCCGAAAAGGTGAGCGAGTATCGCACGAATACGACGGTATATTTGGAGGAGGGCGAGTAGATGTACTTAGACAATCTATGGGCCATTGCGTTGAAAGATTCCGGAAAAATAATCGCAGGGTTCAGTCCGAACGCCTACACATCGAAAGGACGGGCGGAAGCGGCTATACGTAAGAAGTACGGAGAATCGGCACACAATTACGAAGCGATTAAATTAATGAAGGAGGAATCCGTTAATGACGAATAACGCCGACACACAGTACCTCGACCTTTGCCGTAAGATATTAGCGGAAGGCACCCGCAAGCCCGACCGCACAGGCACCGGCGTAATCAGCTATTTCGGCGCACAGTTAAGGTTCAACTTGGCGGAAGGCTTTCCGTTGCTTACGACAAAGCGCGTACCCTTCCGGATTATTGCGGAGGAGCTGCTTTGGTTCCTTCGCGGTGAGACGGATATAAAACCGCTGCTCGACCGCAACGTGCACATATGGGACGCGGACGCTTATCGGGATTACGTCGAAAAAGGCGGAGAAGGTAGCTTCGAATACTTCGTAGACAGCGTAAAGGAAAACGGATATAACTTAGGACCTATCTACGGGTCGCAATGGCGTAGTTGGACATCGTACGATAACTATTATTCCGACTTTGATCCGCACTTTAAGAATTACGACCAAATAGCGCAAGTAATCGAATCCATCCGAAATAATCCCGACTCACGCCGGCATATCGTCAGCGCATGGAATGTCGGCGAGTTGGACGAAATGGCTTTGCCGCCTTGTCACGTATTATTTCAATTCTACGTAGCTAACGGTAAATTGTCGTGCCAACTCTACCAACGGAGCGCCGACGTATTCTTAGGACTTCCGTTTAATATCGCAAGTTACGCGCTACTAACGCACATTATCGCCAAGCAAACCGGCTTAGAGGTCGGCGAGTTTATCCATACGATAGGCGATGCGCACGTGTATTCGAACCACCTGACGCAAATTGAGACGCAGCTTGCCCGCGAACCTCGGAAGCTACCGCAACTAGCCATCATAAAGGACGTGGACGACCCGGCGGAGTATGAGTACGAGGACTTTGCGCTACTAGGCTACGACCCGCACGACGCTATTAAGGGCGCAGTGAGTGTCGGCTTATGAGTTTCGGAGGACTAGCGGTCATAGTCGGACTAACAACGCAATTATTAACGGCTCCGACGGACGAAGTTGAGGCGAAAGAACAGACGCAAACGTACGAAATTACGTGGTACACGGCGGGCTACGAGTCAACCGGAAAAACTCCGTCACACCCGGCGTATGGCATAACGGCAAGCGGGCGGAAGGTGGTCGAAGGTAAAACGGCTGCTTGTCCGCCGTCCATGCCGTTCGGCACTCGGTTGCGGATAGAAGGCGTAGGGGAAAGGCGTTGTGATGATCGCGGAAGTTTGATAACCGAAGGACATATCGACGTCTATATAGAGGACGTTGAGCAAGCGTTAAGGAACGGGCGAGTTGAGCGGAAGGTTGAAATATTAAATTAACGAAAGGTGGACGAATTAATGACGAAGCATTATGTAAAAGACGGCAAGTACGGCGTACTGGAGCGAGAGTACGAGGAGGTTGCGGAGAATGCTGGCGTTGGGGATTACGTATACATTGCGGAACATGTCGACGATCCGACAGACGAAATTGCGGAAATTAAGAAAGTGTGTCCGGACGGATCGTTCTGGGCGGAGAATGAGGACAACGACTTCAACCTCGAACATTGGTACGAAGGGGATAAATTTACAACCCTCCGCCCAACTCAGCCGGAAGTCGTTCGTTATGAAGGCGAAAGGTACGAACTGGCGGAACGCAAAGCGGAAGTAGGCGAGTTGGTTGTCGTTACGAAAGGTGACGGTTGGTACGAGGACGAGATCGGAAGTGTGTTCGAAGTCATTGACGGGTATGAGTACGGATTTAACGTATGCACTAGGTTCGAGCGTCAAGTGTACGTCGAACATAGAGATAATAAGTACGGAGAAATCAACTGCCTAGAAGACGGACACTACCTCGTCCTAAAACCGCTCAAACCTACGCTAGAATCGCTTATCGACGGAATAAAAGGCGGAAACCCGCACGTGGAACAATCTCCGCAGTCGACCGAAGCCTTAATCGCAAACCTGGCGCGCCGAGTTTCGGAGTTAGAACGTAGATTGGACGAAAAGCAATACGCCATTTACGAGCTAGAATCGAAATTGAGCGGACTAGAAAGTGACTACGAAGAAAGCGACGCTCAAACGGAAAAGTGGGCGGAAAACGTAAACGGACAGCTCCGCAATTTACAGCGCAACCTTGAGAGCTTCGCACAAGAGGCGACGAGCGCTCGGCTGTTAGCGAAGGACGCAAAGGAATTGGCGCAAGCCAACGAGAAGGACATCGTGACGTTGGATGAGCGGACAAATACGCAGTCTCAACCGAAGGAAACCGAGCTCATGCGCGAAATACGCCAGTTGCTCGAAAGTTTCGAAGGAAAGGAGGACGATTAAATGCCGAACCCTAAACGTATCGCCTTAACAGGCAAAGCGCGCTCAGGCAAGGACGAAATTGCGAACCACCTCCGCACACACTACGGCTACTATCCGCTGGCTTTCGGCGACAAGCTAAAGTCCGTTACGGAGGAGCTCTTCGATTACGTCGAGTTTGCGGACTTCGGGCGCAATAAACCGCGGGCTTTGCTGCAAGCCGTCGGTCAGGCGCTTAGAGGCGTTGACGAGGGCGTATGGGTAAACGTGGTTGACCGCAATATGCGCGTCTTAGAGGGCGCTAATTTGGCGGGTATATGCGTGACGGATTTAAGGCAGCGGAATGAGTACGAATGGGTGCGTGCAAATGACTTCGTAATTATTCGCGTCACAGCGCCGGAAGAGGTACGGATTGAGCGGGCGAAACGGAAGGGCGACGCTTTTAAGGCGGAGGACCTGACGCATGATACCGAGGCGGAGATTGACGGATTCGACGTTGATATAGAAATACGGAATGACGGGGATATTGCGGCGCTAAGGGCGAAGGTGGACGAGGTTATGGCGGAACTACTGTCCGCCTAACGGCTCGTTCGGGTCGGCGGATACTGCGCCTTTACTTCCGCGATCATCCGGCGCCGTAACATCCGCTCTCTCGAACACATAACTGCCTTCCGGAACCTCGCCGAAATCCTCGCCGACATAGTCGAAGCGAATCGGCAAGTTGGCGTCGCGCAAGCCGGTGTTTTCGACGAACGCCTTCGCCTTCGAGTAACTGCGCTTGTCGAAACGGAAAGGCTTGACGTTCGGTACGTTGACGACGCCAGGCTTGGCGACGACTATGCGGTGGTTTACGAGGTCATAGCCGCAGTATAGGCGGATGTGCTCCTCGGGCTGCAAGCCGAGCAACTGGCGCGTGCCTTGCGACAGATAAAGGCGATATTGCTTATCGACGGAAATATAGACGGGTTTCGTTTCGTTCGAGATCCAGGTGAAATTCGATTTATCGGACATATAGCGGACACTCCTTGGTTAATTGCTTACTTACGCGCCGAACAGAACTTTAGTTCCGGTTACTTTAGCGGTGCTTGTGTACGTGCGGTTGAGCGCGTCTTTACGATAGATGCGGTAGTGGTCGACGTTGTATTCCTTCACGGAAAACGCGTCAGACGGTAGTTTTGCGAGCAGGGCGGCGGGCAAAGATTCGGCAGTTAGCGTGTTTACTCCGGTAAGGCGTGGCTGGTCGGACGTTTGCATGGCGAACAACTCCTTCGAAAATATATGTTAATACGTATTATAACCGAAAGTAGGACGATTAGTCAAACGTTAGTCAAGCGAAAGGTTATTCTGGGTAATCGACGGCTTGCGAACGAAGTATTATCTTACTGAACTCAAACTCTTTTTCGTGATAACACTTTTCGCTGCAATACGAAAAAACTCCGTTACTGTAGATATCGGTTTCATTAAAGTAAGTAAAGCGAGTTAAGCAGTTGTCGCAAATAGCTCCGTAAGTGACTCTATCGGACATAACGAAACAGCTCCTTCTATATATTTGTACTTCTATATTATGAGGGTTAAGAGCGATTATGAACGAAATTAAAACGAAAGTGGGGCGATTATTTGAAACATATTGTATTTTATTCCGGAGGATTAGGCAGTTGGGCGACGGCGAAACGCGTAGTCCAGGCGGAAGGTGCCGAAAATGTTATCTGCATGTTTACGGACACCTTAATCGAGGACGAGGACTTATACCGCTTTCTCCTCGAAACAACGCAAGATATTTACGGCGTTGATAACTCCGATCTTATCGAAAAGGCGCGAGGCATTGTGCCGGTGTCACACGAAACAATGGACGAGCGAAAGCGACAGTTAACCGAATTAGCGGCGGAAGCCAGCGAACGTAATCCGAATTTCGTGTGGATTAACGACGGACGCGACCCTTGGGACGTATTTTTCGACGTCAGGTTTCTCGGCAATTCACGCCTAGCCCAATGCTCGCACGAATTGAAGCAGAAACAGTCGGCGAAATGGCTGAAAGAGCGTTATACACCGGAAGAGTGCGTATTGTACCTCGGAATTGACTGGACGGAGGAACACCGCACAAAAGCGCCGCGAAAGAATTGGGCGCCTTATGAAGTCCGTTATCCGATGTGCGAAGAACCGTTGCTTACGAAGATAGACGTAGCGAAGGCGTTAGTTGAGTCCGGAATAGAGCAGCCGAAACTGTACGACTTAGGATTTAGCCATAATAATTGCTTTTCCGGGGACACGAGATTTATTACGGACGAAGGTGTATTTCGATTAGACGAGAAAGTCGGAGAAAGTGTTCGCGTGTTAGGAAAAGGTGGGCGTTGGAAGGACGCTACAGTGAGTAGTTTCGGCCATCAAAAAATATACGAGTTGAAGTTAAAGAGATATAACCAAGAAAAGACAATAAGAACTACTGCCGAGCATGGTTGGTTTGTTCGGAAAGGTAGAGATTCCGAATTAGAGAAACAAACTAAAGACCTTATAGAAGGAGACAAAATCGTCTCAAATTACCTTACTGGACGCAAAAACTACAAGATAACTTCTATTCCCGTTATGCACGGTTTGGTCTACGGGGACGGTTCTGTTTCGACGGTAGATAACGCAAGAGGAGGAAGACAGCCTTCAAAGATAACTCTATGCGGAGAAAAAGAGGAATTAAAGACTTGGTTTGAGGGTTACGATTACTCTGATGTCGATGGAGTCGGAATTTCTTTTGGAATGTTACCGAGAACCTTTAAAGAATTACCGATTTTAGAGGAATCAAAAGCGTATCTATACAGTTGGTTAGCTGGATATTTTGCTGCTGACGGTTCTGTCTCTAACACCGAAATAACCCTATCTTCAAGCAAAAAAGAGAACTTAGAGTACGTAAAAAATGTATGCGCGATTTTAGGGATCGGAACTAATTCTATCCGAGTTGAGTCGAGGTGCGGATTCAACGACTACGAAACCGACCTATTCTCTGTAAATTTAGTGGGATACACGCTAAACGAGCAGTTTTTCCTTAGAAGCAAACACCGCGAGCAATTCAACGCAACCTACTCGAAACGTCCTGCGGAGTGGAAGATTGATTCCGTCTCCGAAACAGAGGATGAGGAGGAAGTATATTGCGCTTACGTTCCAGACGGTCATCAATTTACGTTAGAGGATAATCAAAAAACACGAAATTGCGGAGGATTTTGCGTACGTGCCGGGCAAGGGCATTTCGCTAATTTGCTAGAACAGCGCCCGAAATTATTCCGCTATCACGAAGAGCGCGAGCAGGAAATCCGTGAGTACCTCGATAAAGATGTCTCCATTCTCAAACGGCAGAGAAAGGGTGTTATTTATCGCTTGACTCTCCGCCAGTTACGCGAGGAACTAGAGGCGGAAAAGACGGAGCAGATCGACTTTACGGACATCGGCGGGTGTGGCTGCTTCGTAGACGACGGGAGCGAGTCATAGATGATCTTTGATAAGGATTTTGCGAAGTTTTGGATACCCGCCGGATTGGTTTTAGCGACTATTTCCTTCTTAGTTTCCGCAGGGGTAATGTTTCTATCGAAATAAACGAAAGTGGGGCGATGACTTATTGGAAGCGTGAGCGTAGATTTACACCGCAAGGAACGCGAATACGACGCAAAGTACGCAATGGACTTACCGGAGGGCGTCAAGAAATTTTTAACGGACTATCACGCACTCCACCGAAAGGCTTACGAGGAGAGCGACTACGACGCCTTGCTGACGTTGTTAGACGGAGAGCAGGCGTTACGAGAGGCGCAGTTAACGGAGAAGCAACGCAAGGCTATCCGGTTAGTTTTACGCGACGGATATACGCAAGAGGAGGCCGCCGAACTTTTAGGGTTGGCCGGAAAGCCGGGCGTGAATAACCTTGTGAAGCGGGCGGTTGGGCGAGTAGCAGAGAGCGAGGGGTTTGACGAGGAAGCGCGCGTCGAATGGAACGAGGCGGTGTTCGGGCGTTGGCGGGAGAATATATCGAAATAAAAAAGCGAAGCTACGAATGCTTCGCCTCTAACTCCTTACTGGTACTACTGAATTACCTTCGCAGAGTTTAGTTGGTCTTTTAAGACAAGTGCCCAGGTTTGGAAACGCTCGCGATCTCTGAGTAACTTCTCCTTACTGTCAGTTGGGGTTTTTTCATCAATCGTATTATCTACGTTCTCAATTTTCTGAAGGTATCTTTTGTAGTCTATTTCTAGTCGGTTATAAACCCATGCTTCAATTTCCATTCTAAATCGCTCCCTTGTTTAATTTGATAACCTAAGTATAAACTCCGCAAGGACGAAAGTCAAGACGGAAACAAAACTTTTTTAAACGATTTCAGGACGAAAGAAAGGACGGATGAATATGACGAAGACTAATGCGAGTTTTACGTTTACACACGCAAACTACAAAACGGAGCTATCCGACCATATCAACGGGCTATACGGCGGGCAACTGGACATACGACTGAAGCAAGCGAAGGAACTCCGAAAAGCTGCGTACAAGATGGCGCAAGCTGGCTCGATGGATCCGACGGAGGAAATCGAGGAAGAGCCGACTTATTATGACGATATTATTGCGGAAATCATCGCCGAAAAGAATGCGGCGGTTGAGCGGCTTACGGAGGTGTACTTTTCGGTAAGCGGGGAAATGCCGGGGTGGCGTGAGTTGGACCGGTTGAGTACGTGGGTGCTGCGGTATATGGAGCATGATGACGAGGAGTACGATATTGAGACGGAGGAGCAAGCGAAGCACAGAGAGCGCGATAAGGAAACGTTAGTTCCGGAGGTATTTAACGATGAACTTGCGATGAAAAAGGACGGGAATCGTGTCATACAACCGAAGCCAGGACTCCGTAGAGAGGACGAGGAAGACGAGACATCTGATCGGGAGTTCGTGCGGACGGATTACGACTTTACGGAGGACAAGCGGAAGTATAATGCGCCAGTTTATAAGTCGTGAGTCGGCGTGAACTTTACGGTGGATTTCGAAGGCTAAGAGTGAGGAAAGGATTTTAGGTGGTTGATCGTGAACATACGCCCGAATTTACGGTAAAACGTGAACTTTTGGGCGATTTCTCGCCTATATAGTGTAGAGGGATTTTTATAGCTCGTCATCGCGACGGGCTTTTTATTATTAGTAAAAGGAGATGTTAGTAAATGAGAAAAGAACTAGATGTTGAGTACTGTTATTATTGCGATGATATTTACGCAGTCTACCCGACTTTAAGACTTATGTTCGGAGGGTTCGAGGGAGAGTCTTTGGTGAGCGATCATGAAATATTCGAATGCCCTCGATGTGAAAATCCTATAAAAAGGTACGAAGGATTTTTAGACGTACTAAAAAAGCGAGAATCGAACAGTTTAGTAGAAAATACCCTCAATGAAATCGAGGACCTGACTGAGAAATCAAAAGAAAAGCTAAAAGTTCTGTTAGAGAAATTCTCGGTCCCTTCTTTCGCAGTTGTAGCCGAAGGAAACGTCAATGACCAGTTGAGAGAAATGAGTAATAAAAGGTATGTATATACAGTAGTAACCGAAAACACGACAATAATAACACTTAATGCTTTCAAGTTGGGGCTATTCGATAACCGCGAATTATTACTGACCTTTACACATCAAAAGGATTTCATAAACAATCCGGAACACTTACGAAATGATGGTCACGGATATTTACGAAGAAAAGCTCGTATGAGCGACTTACCTAACGACTTCACAGACGAACAAAAGGACGAAGTTCTAGCGTTGTTTGAGGGTAAGTGCGCGTTTACTGGAAAGGACGTCCCTATTCAATGGGATCACGTTATTCCGGTTGCTTCCGAAACTGGCGGCACAATAAAAGCGAATATGCTTCCGGTGGGACAACGGATAAACTCCTCGAAAGGCGCCAAGAACGTATTCGAATGGTACGAAGAGAACGGAGAACGCTTTGAAGTTTGTCCGGAAAGGTTCCGTAAAGCTATCGAGTATATAGCGGAATTGAACGGAATGACTTACGAAGAGTACCAGGATTACGTTTATTCTTGTTTTGAAGAGGACGAAGAACAGGCGGTATAAGAACGATTAATTTAACGGAGGTTGATTACGTGAACGAGAACAATCCGAAATTTTACTGCTACTCAACTACGCTTATGCACTTCCTGAAGGCTAACGGACTAAGGTACGAATACACGTCGAAACATAGCCGCACCGGAAATCGGATGTGGGTATTTAAACGGGACGACAAACTACGAGAACTCCTCGATGAATATGACGAGCGAAAGGAACAAGCGCTCAATAGTTAACGGAAAGACAATTAGTGAACGAAGGAGAGCGATAGTAAATGGCAAAGGAAAATCAAAAGCGCGCCCTACCGTTCGAGGTAACCAGCGGATACGTCGGAGTGCCGAACGCAGTTATGGCGCATTATTTCTATCATCCGAAATTTAACGGATCATGCTTAGCGGTATATACGTATTTGCTGGCGAGACATAACGACGAGTACGGTTACGCATTTCCTACGCACGAACAAATGGCGAAGGCGTTGGTTGTATCGGACAGAACGGTAAGGAACGCATTAAGGACGTTACAAGACGTACAGCTTATCGATGTTTCCGAAAATGGACCGTTCGGAAATCATATATACCGATTCTTAACGCCGGTCGAAGGGGCGGAGGATTTCTTCGCCAGGTTTCCGGAAGCTGCGGAGAACAAGCGCAAGAAGGACGAGAGTTGGGCGAAGATAACTCCGAAAAGGGAAGAAGCTAAGCGTCAGTGGACGGAGAAGAAAGCGGAAGTGGATGGCGGTGAGTTGCCGGACTTTGACGATTGGTTATAGAAGCGTCCGGTAAAAACTACCGCACCCTCCGGTAAAAACTACCGCACCCTCCGGTAAAAACTACCGGTGGCGTCCGGTAAAAAGTACTGTGTATATAGACTTACTTATACAGACTTACCTATAAAGACTTACTATTAGCGGTTTCGTAAACTCAACCGCGGTATATGTGTCTTGAAGGATATACCTTTCGGAGGAAGTAACTAACAAAGAGAAAAGAAGAATTACTGGTTCCGGTAAAAACTACCGGACGAACTAACCGCAATCAAAGGCGCCCTGACTCTCGTAGTTTCGGCGTCTATTTTGCGCACACATTACGGAAGAAAGGGGGCGTTATACATGGCGCAATTAAACGAAAAGCAATACGCAGCTATCGAAATCTTATCGCAACCTAAACGCGGAGGACTGACGTACAAAGAAGTAGCTGAATCCGTAGGAGTTACGGAACAGACGTTACACCGTTGGCGCAAGGACGATCATTTCGACAAGGCATTACGCGAACAAGTTATGCGGAATACTTCGGAGAGATTTCCGGAGGTTATGCAGTCTATTCCGGACCATATCATCGAGGACGGAAATGCTGCGATGTTTAGGACGTTGTTACAAGCGTACGGTATGTTGACGGAGAAACACGAAGTAGAGACGAAGAGTAACGGTGAGAACAACGTAGAGGAAATGCGTAAGGAATTAGACGCGTTATTAGGCGGAAATGAGGGCGAGGGCTAACATCGGGTATATTTCGGCGTATATAGTATGAAGGAACTCGGATTATGTGCGGTAGGGTTGCGTGAGTGAGCGTTAGTGAGGGCGTAATTTAGTCAGCCTCGCCGTTCACCAGACGACCCTTGCCGACATTTTGAGGCGCCCTTTATGCAATCTACGGAATGTATTCGAATGTATAAGGCGCTGGAAATGGCGGTATATCAACGTGTATAAATCGTGCATAAACGGAAGTTACGGCAAATGGGCGAAATAGCTTAACGGTGGGCTTTCGGATGTAACGCTAGTTTACATAAGTAAGCTTATCGGAAGTAGTTTGCGGTTATTTATGCGACATTATACGGAGGTTACGAAGGCCCCGGGGCGGGTCAAAATCGAGGTGCTTTGCCTGACTTCCGCAATTTTCTTACAAAATTTTATCATTTCGGACTTATAAACGCAAGAGAGGAGGCGGTCAATCATCGCATATGTAAACGGAGAGTGGCTCGACTACAACAAACGCGCCAAACTAATCGACGAATACCTCGAAATTAAACGCAAGATAACCGACAAACACGGCGAAAACGCCCGCAACTGGCCGGGAGAAATCGTTAAATTCTGGCTCCCGAAACAGCGCGAACTAGACCGCCTTCAACGGATCCATCGAGGCGAGCATGACGTACTATACTTCGGTATGACGTACTTTTCCGAGGACGGCAACGTAGATAATCCGGAAAACTTAATTCCTGCGGGTGTTAACGTACACAACGCCGCAGATTTCCATCGACAACTATGCGACATGCTCGACGATGTCACAAAAGGCGTGGCAAAACGTCATATAGCGTGGGCGTGTCCGCGTAGGCACGCTAAGACCGCATGGCTTTCGAATATATACCTCGTTCACCAAGTCGTATATAGGAAGCGTCGATACATCGTTCTATTTTCGGAGACGACTGACGTTGCTGGCGACTTTATTACGTGGGGTCGTTATCAGCTGAAGCTTAACGAGAAATTACGCGATGATTTCGGCGAGATTTTACACGTACGTCCTTCGAAAAATGAAGTCGACAATAAATACGAGTACATCACGTCGAGTGGGACGAAGGTAGAAGCGAAAGGGCTCGGAACACAGACGCGAGGGTTACGGCATGGCTCATCTCGTCCGGATATGTTTATATTGGACGATTTAGAGAGCGACGATAGCACGAACACGCCGGACCTTATCGAAAAGTCGAAGTCATGGTTTCGTGAGGAAATGTTACCGGCGATGTCAAAGGACGGTATCTGTATATACCTCGGAACTATCCTATGTTTCGGATCGCTTTTACATTACGTAATAGAAGAACGCCGAGACTTCGAAAGCCTCAAATTCGCAGCAATAGATTCGTTCGCATCGCGTGAGGATTTATGGGAAACCTGGCGTAATATCTACCGAAGTGACGAAAAGAATGCCGCAGATCAAGCGGAAGACTTTTTCGAAGCAAACAAAGACGAAATGCTCCGAGGTTCCGAGATACTATGGCCCGGCTATTGGACGTATTACGAATTTATCATTATACGCGAAGAAAATGGTACGAAAATGTTCAACCAGGAGTATCAGAATAACCCGACGGACGAGGAGCGGCAGATATTTAAGCCGGAGTATATGACGTATTTCTTGGAGTCGGACTTAGACGGTAAGAACATCGAATTTTACGGCGCCGTGGATTTTGCGATGGGTAAGGAAAAGGGCGACTACTCCGCCATTATTACACTCGCTAAAAACGTTGATACCGGAATTTGTTACGTATATGACGTTTTCTTAGAACGAGTCCATCCGGACGTTCTATTGCGAGAGGTCGTTAAACGAGCGTTGCAGTATCAATATTCGGCGTTGGCGGTCGAGGCGCAGCAAGCGCAAGAATGGTTCGGAGACAAACTTACGGAAGAATTACAGTCGAAAGGTTATCCGGCACATACGCGGCTATCGAAGGTTAAGCAGAAAACGCGCAAAGCCTTACGGATCGAAGCGTTACTACCGGACATACAAGCGGGTAGAATTCGTTTTCAAAAGCATCACCGTTTACTGCTCGAAATGCTCGAAATGTATCCGATGCACAAGCACGATGACGGACCTGACGCGTTAGCAGACGCCTATAAAGTCGCAAAAGGCGGGAATGCCGTCGTAAGGACTTCGGTAAGACGTACGCGTTAAAGGACGAAATTATAACGAACAAACACTACGAAAGGAGGTCGATAGAATGCCAAACGGAAGATTTACGAAATACATGGCGGATTACAACTTACTCGCTCCCGAAGTTATGGACGATTTACTTTTCGACGCATTCGACCAATCGCTCGGCACTGAAACGAGAGCTCGCTTACACCGTCAATTCGATAATTACGAGTATTACGACGGCAAGCAGCACATTGATCCGAAAACGGGCGCTTTAGTCAAAGCGTCAGAACTCGAACGTCCAGCCGGATTAGACTACGACCCGACGCGTTATGCAACGAATTATTTCAAGGCGATTATCGACCGAAAAGCACGCTGGCAGATGGGCGGTAATCACGGTATTCACGTCCCACGTAAAGAAGTTGATTCGCAAGAACAACGCCTAAAGGAAAATTACGAACCTAGCGAAGCACAGCGTAAAGAGGACGACCGAGCCGAGAATTATGAACGCCTACTATACACGTTATGGGACGAAAACAAGATGCGGAGTCGTCTAATTCAAGCGGCGCGTGATCGTTTAATTGCGGACAGAGTCGTATGTAAGATCGTATTTAATCAGCGAACCGGAAAACTACGATGGATATGGCGCCCTGACACGGAGTTCATTCCGGTATTTTCCGATGATGACTTCGAGGACTTAATCGCAGCACACTTCGTCCGTCAGAAGGTTTACGAAGGAAAAGGCGGCGAGGACATTAACGCCATTCAGAAGCAGACATTCCGATTAGACGGCGGACAATGCTACTTACAAGAGGCGATTTACCGTCAGAGCGACCTCGAAATGCTCGAAGAAATTACGCCGTATTCACCGATGGGACTCGACTTCATTCCGGTGGTGACGTTCCCGATTAACGATTTATTAGGCGAAGAGACGGGCGATGGTGAGATTTCGGACTTACGCGAGCAAAACGACGTTCTTAATCAGATGAATGAGGACGCAATTGACTCGATGAAATTCGAAATGTTCCCGGTGACAGCGTTCTTGAATGTTCCGGAAGGTACGTCGGACAAAGCAGAATTAGCGCCAGGAGCCGCAGTAGAAGCGCGCGGATCACAAGAAGGACAATCACCGGATATCAAGAAAGTAGAATCGAATTTCCGTTGGAAGGACGCATTCAAAGATCAATACGCGCGAGTAAAAGGCGCTATGCACGAAGTTTCCGGTTTACCGCAAATCGTTCCGCAAGAGCTTAATTTCGGCGGACTTAACGGGGAGGCCTTGCAGGTCCTTTTCCACGACATCATTACGGACACCGAAGAACATTGGCACGTATGGGGTTATCAATTATCGGAGCTCCACGAAAAATCCGTACGCTACCTCCAAGCGAGAATAGACGAGGATAACTTCGCTTATAATCGCCAGGAGGTACGGAGTATCAACGATTATAAAAACGAAATGAAATTCGCATTACCTCTACCGGACAACCGTAAAGAGTTGGTCGAGTTATTAGGCGATGAAATGGCTAACGGAATTGAATCGCAAAAAGGCGCGATGGAGCGAGCGGGCGTTGAGAACGTCCAAGCGAAACTAGCCGAAATTCAATCCGAGTCACAAAGTCGTATGCAAGCGCAAGACCCTTACGGCGAGGGCGGATCAATAACATCCACAAACGCCGGAATGGAAGACGAAGAGTAACATCGAATAACTAAACTTGGTCGACGGACCTTAAACGGAAAGGAGTTTTACGAATGGAAAACATTACGAAAGTACTACGATTAAACTTGCAGTTTTTCGCCGAGGGAGATGAGCCGAACGAACCTAAAGAACCGGCAGAACCTACGGATGCGGATCCGGATAATAAACCGAGTGAGCCGGACGAAGAGAAGAAGTTTACTCAGTCGGAACTCGACGAACAGATTAAGAAGCGCCTCGAACGCGAACGTAAGAAGCAAGAAAAACAGCGCGAGGAAGCGGAGGCCGAAGCGGAAAGAAAGCGTTTAGAAGAACAAGAAGAGTACAAGGATTTAGCGCAGAAGTACAAGGAACAACTAGACGAAATCAAGGCGGACGCTCTAAATGCGAAGAAAGATTCGATGCTCGCCAAAGCCGGCTATAACGACGAGCAAATCGAACGGTACCGTAAGTATTTAGAAGGCGAATCTGACGAGGATTTATCATCGGCACTCGAACAATTAAAAGAGGACATTCCACCGAAAAAGAATTACGTGGACCCTAACGCTGGAAACGGCGGAAAAGATAAACCACAGCCGAAAGATCCGAAAGAAGAAGGCAAGTCGGTTTACCAACGTTTAAAAGCGAGTGGCAAGATTAAAGGCTCGCAAAAATAAAACAAATTATTAGGAGGAATTTAACATGGCTTACACTTTACAAACTAGCCAACAGCCTTTCAAAGGCGGAAAGAACATTCTTGCATCCGAGCATCTTCAGTTTCTTGAAGCAGGAGGTACTTTGGACGCAGCGGCAATCGGAGACACCAAATTAGAAGTAGGTACGCTATTAGTACGTAACACAACTAGCGGTAAATTCGAGGTTTACTCCGAATCTACGCAAGGCACTTTCGAACCTGGTTACGACGAGCCGGTTGTACTGAATATCGACGTAGACGTAAACGGAACAGACGACGTAATCGTAGGTGAGATTATCGTACGAGGTTCCGTATATGAAGCGAAATTGCCGGAAGCTCCGACAGACGCTTTCAAGTCGAAAAACGACAACATCCGTTATGTAAAACACATTTAATTTAGGCGCTCCGAAATATATCGGGCGTCTTTTATTATGCACGAAAATCTAACTCAAACAATAATTAGGAGGAATTTTAAATGGCTGGAATCACACATTTACAAGAATTTCAGGAGCCCGCACTACGCGGATTAGTTGACGAAACAGTTCAGGACGCAGTACCAACGTTAGGAGATCGTTTCCTACCGAACGACCAAGTATTCTCGAACACTTTTGCTTACGACATCATCAAGGAAAATAAATATATCGGTGCGATGATTGGTTATGGTTCAGAACCGCCAGTTGTAGACCGCGAAGCAGTAGCGTCCAAGATGGGCGAAATTGCGAAAATGGGTCTGAAATACATTGCAACGGAAGAGGAGCTTTTACACCTTAACCAAGCGCGTAACGACGCGGAGCGTCAGTCGATGGTTGACCGTCTTACAATTCGCGGAGTTGAGCTTGTTCAAGCGTTACAACGTCGTGTCGGCGTAATCAAAATGGAGGCACTTACGAAAGGTTCTTTCGCGTACAACAAAAACGGCGTTAAAGTTGACGTTGATTTCGGAGTACCTGCGGAACATAAAGTCGCTCTTTCTAGCGGATCGGATTGGGACACGGCAGACCGTGACGTTATCGGCGACTTGCTGAATTGGGTTTCAACTTACGAAGAATCTACGGGCGAAACTCCGGACCTTATTCTTATGTCTCGCGAAGCACAAGCGAAGTTGCTTAAAAACAACGTAATTATTTCGGAAGCACGTCCACAGTCTAGTGGCGCTACTCGCGTGAGTCAATCCGAACTTAATGAAGTACTAGACGGTTTCGGTCTTCCACCGATCCAAGTCGTAACGGATCGTAAAGTTACGGTTAAGGACATTTACACGGGTCAGAACGAAACAATCGAATTTATGCCGGAAAATCGCGTAGTTATGATTTCTGAAGGCGTAGGTAACTTCCTATTTGGCCCGACAGTCGAAAACAACTTCCAACCAGGAATCGTTCTTACGGCGTACGACAAACAAGAGCCGATCGAATCCATTATCCGTTCAGTAGCGGCAGGATTCCCGGCGGTAGAGCGCCCGGACTACATCTTCCACGCTGACGTTTATACCCCGTAAGGGACGAAATTAGTACGAAGTTAAGGCGCTCTTAATGGGCGCCTATTTTATTTCATGAAGGAGGCGTTAATCATCGCTAAAGTTAAAGTAGAAGTCCTTAACGCCGTAGTAGACGGAAAAGGGCGTGGAGAACAATTAGAAATCGAAGAAAAATCCGCAGAGCATTTCGAAAAACTGAATTACGTTAAGCGCGTACAAGCTGAGGAAAAATCGCCAGCAAAACCGAAGCAACCAACGTCAAAGAAGGCGGCCAGCACACGCAAGAAATCGGAGGAAAAATAAAGGAGGGACGTTAGATGGCGAAGATAGCCGACTTAAATACGGAATTACTGAAACGATTTAAGAACGTCCCGAACGTCACGGAATCGGACGCCTCGGATTGGGTCGAAACTTCCGTTATAGAGCACGGTTTTGCCAAAGTCGGCGACTCGCTAACTAACGTCGAAGTTTCGGATGACTCCGTATCTTTAGTCCTTCTTTACGCACAAGCCGAAGGTGCTCGCTCAATATCGCTATCCACCGCATTTTACTTCTCGTATTCTGACGGCAACGAATCCGTAGATAAAACGAATGTGTCGGAACAGTACCGCAAACTATCACACGACTTAATGGCGGACTACCACCGAAAGCGTTCGCAATCTAGCGGATCACAATTCCGTATTATGAAGCGAGTTGACCGTCCATGAGCGACGCAAAAGTAAACGAACAACTCCGCAAAGCAGCCGAACGCTACTCCGGAATTAACGAGGACTTACAGCGCTTTGCTATCTCGGAAATCGACCGTACTCGTCTCGAATTAAACGACCTACTAGCGGAATACGCGAAAAAAGATAACACGATTTCACGCGCGCGAGTCAATTCGCTATTGCGGAGTTTAGACGAGATTGAGGAGTCGATTCGAAACCGAGGAGAAAAGGCGCTTAACTCCGTCGTAAAGGATTCGGCTGACTTCGGCGTTGAACGAGGAGCTGGTGCGTTGGCGAGCGGTTTGGGCGAAGCGGCAGTTGGCGGAATCGCAACGGATAAAATATCGAGAAGCTCGTTAAAGTACGTTGTCAATCGATACGGCGACGACGGCTTAGTCCTAAGCGACCGTGTTTGGAATCTAGCGGGCGAACAACGCGACGAACTCAATAAGGTAATTCGGAGCGGAATTATCCGAGGGGAGTCGGTTAATCAACTGACGGCACAAGTCCGAAAGGTCTACGATAACGAAACGTGGAAAATCCGACGCTTAGTACAGACGGAAGGGAATACGGCGTATCGCGTAGGTACTTCGTACGTGGCGCAAGAGTCGGATAGAGTCGCGGGATTACGCGTTAACGACCGTCCAGGCCACAATAACCATACGAAGCACCGTTGCTATGAGTTAGCGAACCAAGACCCTTACGGCTTAGGCGAAGGCGTCTACAAACCGGATGACTCCCGAATATATCAGATTCATCCGAACTGCACGGCGTACCTAACGTACGTGCTGAAGGATGATCCGGAAGGAGGCGACGGACGAAATGTTAACCGATAATGACCTCGATTTTATTCGAAACAATCGGGCTGACGTCATACAGAACCGCACGGAACCCGTTACCTTGACGCATGAATCCGGAGGAAACGGCGACCCTTATTTTCCGGAAGAACCTACAACCTCAACCGAAGTAGTCTACGTTGTATGGTCGGAACAAACGGGCTCAGACGAAATTAAGTACGTTAACGGCGTTGAAGTACGTGAGGATGACGCGGTCGTTTCGTTCGATCTCTCCGTAACCCTTTCGGACGTAACGAATGTAAAGCGCAATGCAACCGACTATAAAATCGTAGCATATGACGGAGTCGGAATCGGCGGCGCTACACGTTATGAAGCGCTCGTTAGGCGGGTGGTTTAGTTATGGCGAGAAAGCCGAAGGTTAAGATTAAGACTTCCGGAGTGGACGAAGTTATGCGTCAGTTAGGGAGAAAGGGTGCTCGTGAGTTAGCGGGCGAACTAGAAGGTGTCGTCGAAGATCATACGCTCGAAATGGCGAATGAGGCTGCGGACAATGCGCCTTATAAATCCGGCGCTCTAGCGAACTCAATCGTACAAAGCGTAGAAAAAGAGGCGCCGTTGACGTGGAGGTTCGGTTCAGATCGCGCATATGCGACGCGCCAAGAATACGAACATGAGACGAAAAAAGGATTCTTCCGGAAAGCGTTATGGCGAGGACGGCAACCGTTTAGGGATGCAATTAACGAAGCAATCAAACGAAGGGGGCGATGATAACCGATGCAACACGCCCTATCTTACTCAATCATCGAGCATATTAAAGCGCAAGTTTCCGAGGTTAATTCCGTGGAACTACTTTATGACGGCGTTAATCTGACGGACAAAGAAAAGCCGTTCGTAACCGTCGAAATGATGCCGGAAGCGAACGAGTTACTAAGTGCCGGACGTACGGATTACGAGGAAACTTATCGGTATCAAGTCGGCGTTTACTGCTCGAACATTACGGAGCAATTACGCTTACCTGGCGCCGTTAAAGAAGCGCTCAGACAACCGAATATAACGTTTTATGATACGTCGGCATATCCACCAGTGGAAGCCGGCGTTTTTGTATGCGATGTAACCGCCGTAACGCCGATTCCGGTGGAAGACATTGCGGATGAAACACGCAAACATCACACGTATTTAGACGTAGAAGTGACGCTATATCGAGAGAATGGCACTACTAATTTTAATCAGTAAGCAACGCGAATTTAAAAGGAGGACGAAAACATGGCGAAAAAAGGACAATACGCCAAGGTAATGATGGACGTTGACGGAACGCCGACCGAGTTAATGGAGTTACGCGAGTGGTCAGTTTCGACGAGTTCCGAAAAGGTCGACACAACAGCGGCAGGAGACGATTGGGAGAAGCATGAGGTCGGATTGCTTTCGTGGGAAGGCGAGGCGACTTGTATCTCCGTTGATACGTTCTGGCTGGCGCATCTTACGGATAAGATTACGATTGATTTCTTCGACGACGCTTCCGACGCAGAAGCGAAATTTACGGGCACGGCGTCATTAGACGTAGAGCGATCCGTAAGTTACGACGACGTAATTGAGACGTCCATTTCCTTTACGGGAAGCGGACCGCTAACTGAACCGACAGCGGCGTAAGTAAATAAGTCAGTTTCACCGTCCGTCTAGGGGCGATTTTCGCGAGTCGCAACCGAACCGCGTTACCGAGCGCTTGGCGGGCGCTTTTTATTACTCGGAAATTACCTAAATTCTATCGGAGGTTTTATAAATGGCGAACAAATTCGACGTAAAAGCGTTAAGAGAGAAAGTTCTAAATAATAGCGATGTGGTCTACGATTCCGTTTACGTAAAAGAATGGGACGTTGAGCTGCCGATTCGCACGATTCCTACTGCGGACTTAAAGAAGATTATGAAGCACCAGGACGATCAAGTACGAATGGCAATTCTAGGCGTTCTTTACGGATGCGTAACGCAAGAAGGCGAGAAGGTATTCGAAGATACGGACCTTGCGAAATTCGAAACGGAGAAATCATTCGGTCCAGTTGCGAAACTATCGAAGGAAATTTTCGAAATCAGCGGACTTAGTGAAACGGCAGTCGACGAAGCAAAAAACGACTAAAAGGCGACCCCTACTTACGGTCACTCTTCGAAATTGCTGACGCGAAGAACGTCACGGTCGGAGAGTTGACCGGAGAGAGGCGCCAATATTCCAAGATACACGTCCCCGATAAATGGCGCGCGTTTATCGGAAGTGACGAAATCAAGATCGAACATTACGACGACGGTATGCCGTCAAGTGAAGTACCTTTCTGGACGGCCTTATGGTCCTTGAAGCGAAAAGAAGAAGAACGACAGAATAAAGGCGCTAAATAACTTCGACACTTACCGTTCTTATCGATAAGAAGTTCCGAATTGCGCGAAATGAAATTCTCATGGACATAAAAAGTAGAGGGTATTTTTGCGCAAACGGACGACCGGATACGTTTAATTTACTATACGGAAATTTTCGAAAAGGGGCGGTTAATGTGGCGAAGAAGAAAGTACGACTTGAAGAACGAATAGTGGACGGTATTAGTACGACGGGGAAAGAATGTACGAAGTGTGGCGAATGGAAGCCGTTGGATAACTTCCGTAAGGACAAAAGGAAATCTTGTGGTAGGGGAGCTAGATGTAAACAATGCACTTCAGTAGACAATAAAAAGTATTACCAAAACAACGGTGATGTGCGCCGAAACTATCACAAACAAAATCGAGAAGTTCGATTGATACAAATGAGGAGATACCGAGAAGAAAATAAGCGTAGGTCTTATATTACGCAGAAGAGATGGAGAGAAGAAAACAGAGAATCATTGTCATCTCAGAAAAAAGCTTATTATGATAGAAATAAGATGGAAATTCGACAAAAAAGGAAAGAGCATTATAATCTTAAAAAAGATGAATACTATTTAGCAGGTCAAAGAAGACGTGCAAGAAAATTTTCACTCCCGGACACCCTTATTAAAGAAAATCAAGACAAAATAACCATTTCCTTCAAGGGTAATTGTGCAATAACTGATTCGAATGACTTTAGCTGGGACCACGCTATACCACTATCTATACAACACGGAGGAACAACCTTAGAAAACATATACCCATTACGGAGAGATTTAAATATATCTAAATCCGATGGAAACATCTTCGAATGGTTCGACGCCAATCGCGAACGCTTCAATCTCTCACAACACAATTTCGGCGAACTTATCGCATACCTAGCGGACCTCAACGGATTAACCACCGACGATTACCGCGAATACGTCTACTGGTGCCACAGCAATCCTCGTGACCTTAACGACGATGGCGAACTATATTACGTAAACGGAACCGAACACTTTACGGAACGAGACGAAATGTGGGCGGAGTTTACGGATAGATTTGCGGATAAGGACGAAAAAGAAACGAAAGAAATAACGGAAGAAACCGAAAGCGCCTAGCGAAATGCTGAGGCGTTTTTCTTATGCGAAATTTTAACGAAAGGAGGACGAATATATGGCGAATAACATATCTTTCCGTATCTCAGCCGTAGATGGCTTCAGCAATACGATGCGCGATTTAGAACGAAAAACAAACGATGCGTTTGGTGCAACGCAAACACTAGGAAAAGGAATGACGGCGGCGGGTGCGGTAGGGGCAGCCGGGATAGCAGCGGCTATAGGTCAATTTGCGACTTTCGATTCGCAAATGCGTAAGGTAGCCGCGATCTCGCGCGCAACTCCGGAAGAACTTGAAAAACTGACGTCGGCAGCCCGTGATATGGCAAGTGAGTCTGTATTCTCCGCCCAAGAAACGGCGAAGGCGCTTCAATACACAGCACAAGCTGGTTACGATGCAAACGAGTCAATTTCCGCATTGCCTGGAATACTCGACTTGGCGGCGGCAAGTGGGACGCAATTAGCGGATACTTCAGACATACTCACAGACGTCTTGTCAGCCTTTGGTAAACCCGCAAAGGATGCGTCGAGCGCAGCGGACTTATTCGCACTTACTACAGCAAGCTCAAATACGAACTTATTACAATTAGGTGACGCTATGAGCTACGTAGCGCCTTCGGCTAAGACCGTTGGTTGGTCAATGGAAGAGGCTGCGGCGGCTGTCGGACTACTTTCTTCTAGTGGTGTAAAAGCATCAAAAGCCGGCTCTTCTTTAAGGGCATCGTTATCAAGAATATCTGCTCCGTCTAAAGAAGTACAAAAGAAATACGGAGGAATTATTGAGAAAATGTTCGATAGTGAGGACTCAATGAAATCACTTTCCCAAGTAGTAGGAGTATTAGAAGATGAAATGCAGGGAATGTCGGATAAGAGTCGTCAAGCTGCTTTATCTACAATCTTCGGGCAAGAAGCGATGAATGCTTGGAATATCTTACTTGAACGAGGTAGCGGTAAGGTTCAAGATTACACGAAAGAACTCGGAAATGCGGACGGTACGGCGAAACAAATGGCCGATACTATGAACTCCGGTATTGTAGGGGCAATCCGTCAACTAGGTTCGCAACTACAAGAGGCTGCCATCGCCGTCGGGTCCGTATTCGAGCCGGCGGTACTTGCTGTTACAGATAAACTTAAATCCGCGATTAAATGGTTTAACGGTCTTTCCGATCAATCAAAGAGAACTGCGGCGGTTGTAGCGGGAGTAGGAACAGCTTTCGCGTTAGTCGGCGGTCCGTTGCTTATGTTACTAGGATTTTTACCGAACATTATCGGAGGATTTAAGGCCGTATGGGGAATCATCAAGAAAGTCCGTTACGTATTCTTAGCGATCACTTCACCGATCGGTCTCGCAATCGCTGCTATTGTAGCTATAGTAGGGGCGGTTGTATATGCTTATAAAAAATTCGATTGGTTTCGCAATTTCGTCCATTCTGTATGGGAACGTATTAAGCAAATATTTAAAGCAGCCCTCGAGTTCTTGAAACCTTACGTCCTTAAAGCGATGGACGCTATCAAATCGTTTTTTAAGGAAAAATTAGATCAGATACTCAAGTTCTGGAAAGATAACGGAGATATGATTCTTCAGGCCGCAAAAAATGTGTGGGGAGTAATCAAGAATGTCGTAACTACAGTAGCGGATACTATATGGAAAGCAATGAAGTTCGTGTGGCCGTTAGTAGAGTCTCTCATTAAGTCGACTTGGAACGCGATCAAAAACACAATTTCCGGAGCAATCGACATTATACTCGGCATTATCAAGACCTTCGCTGGACTATTCACCGGAAACTTCGGAAAAATGTGGGAAGGAATAAAACAAATCGTTATGGGAGCGGTAAAAGCCGTTTGGGGGATTATCAATCTCATCTTCATATCGAAGATATTCGGAGCAATCAAGTCGTTCGCATTAGCGGCGCGCGGATTGTTCGCGAACTTCTGGACGATCGTAAAAGGCTTGTGGACGTCCGGAACTACTGCCGTAAAGAACGTATTTACGACGGTGTTCAACTGGATTAAAAACTTCGCTAACAATACGATGAAGACGACGTGGAACTTGCTTAAAACGGTATGGAACGGAATTAAGAAAACGGTCACAACGGTATTCAACGCTATTAAATCGTTCTTGAAAAACGGATTAACTTGGGCGAAGAACACATTCAAGTCGACGTGGGAAGGTATAAAGACCGTAACCTCAACCGTTTTCAATGCGATTAAGTCCGTTATCTCGACCGTTTGGAATACGATTAAAGGCGTATTTACGACGGTGTTAGACGTCATTAAGAACGTTCTAAAAGGACGTTTCGGAGCGGCTAAGGAAATCGTTAAGTCGGCGATGACGAAGGTTAAGGACTCCGTAATGTCCTTGTGGCAGAAGGCGGAGGACTTCTTGAAGAAAGTCAGCTTGTACGACGTAGGTAAGAACATTATCGAAGGCTTAAAGAACGGAATTAAGTCGATGGCTAGTTCCGTAATGAACCGTGTTAAATCGATCGCTGACGGAATTAAGGACAAAGTAACCGGAATCCTCGACATCCATTCGCCGTCACGCGTAATGATGGACGTCGGCGTAAACACCGGACGCGGACTCGTTAAAGGGCTCGAAAATATCACGCCGAAAGTCGGAGTAGCTTCCGAGGATATGGCGAAAGAAACGGCGTTCAGCCCGCGAAAACAGCAAGACATTCCGCAGAAATCAAGCGGCGGCGGACGAAACCAAGGCGGAGGCGTGACGATTCATATTAACGGAGACGTTTACGACGAAATCCACTTCCAACGTCTTGTTCAGCGAATTGACGAGGAAATGGGGCGTAGCGTAGGAGGTGCGTATTCATAATGGGAAAACTCAACGTAACTATGACGTACAAAGCCGTAGGAGGCGTGGTCGATATAACCGACCGCGTCCTTTCTATGTCCGTTGATGAGTCGGTCGATTCCGCAACCTCGAAATTTACGCTCGTAACGAAGGACATCCACGAACGACATCCGTTAGATGACGTTGTTATTTCGTATGACGGTGAGGTTATTTATCGCGGCATTGTCGAGTCGCAACAAGAAAAGTTGACGCACAAGTACCGCAAGACAACGTTCAAAGGAACGGATGTTTCGCTGAAGTTAGACCGCAAAGTCGTGCGCGAAATATATACGCCGGACGATGTACAAGGTGGAAAACCGGAGGAGATTATTAAGGCGTTAGTTTCGAAATATGCGCCGTACTTGACGGTTAATAACGTACAAGATACCGGAAAAACAATCGATATTATTGCGTTCAATTACGAACCGTTGAAGGTATGTATCGATAGAGTCGCAAACTTGGTCGGGTGGAATTGGTACGTTGACGAAGAATTAGACCTTCACTTCTACGATAGATACGAAGGTCAGTACGAAACGAAGTTGTTTACAACCAAGGACGACTTAGACGTAGAGCCGAATATCATGCACGACTCCTTTTCGGTCGATTACTCCGTCACTAAGAAAACGGCTAACCGCGTATGGGTGGTCGGTGCTTTGACCGCATCGCAATCTTCCCGAGACGAATACTTTACGGCGGACGGAAATAACTCGATATTCAAGGTCGCCAGCAGACCTCGAAATTACGAAATCTACGTTGACGGTGCGAAAGTTCCGTCGGAAAAAGTCAAGGCGGATACCTCGTATAACGAAACGGATGAAAACGTGGAATGGCTCGTTAACTATGCCGACAAATATATCCGTGCAAAGTCGGCGCCAGTGAGCGGAACGGAAATTCGCTTTAACTACTTCCCGGAGGTTCAGATTATCGACTACTTCGAAGACCCGGACTCCGTCGCAAAATACGGCTTATTCGAAAAGGCGTTGCTAGACCGGAAGATAACCGAAAAAGAAACGGCAAGGCAACGAGGACGAGCGGAATTGAAACGTAACTCACAAGTACGTAGGAAAGCGGAGTTTCGTACGCGTGATCTATCTGTAAAGCGTGGGCAAATATTACGGTTAGTTCTGCCGGAAATGAGTATTGACTCGACTTGGCGTGTAACTAGCGTACTTACCGATATTTCCGCACCTGACCGCGTTAATTATTCGAAGAAGGTCGTTATCGAGGAAATTGGAGGCGGTGTTTAATGGCGCAAGATAACGCAAGCACGAAACGGATAACGGACATTGACGAACGGCTAAAGGCGTTAGAAGGCGGAGGATTATCTGAGGATGCGACGATTACCCGCATACAGAAGGCGTACTTGTCGCTCGGCGTAAAGGTGACGGTCAATGCCTACGTCCACCAATACGACTTTGCGAGCGATCCGACCTCCTTTCCCGTATATGACGGAAGCGACGGACAACCGACGGGCAACTACGCTTTACCTCAGTATGCTTCGACGGACAAATATATTTAAGGACGGAGGAATAACGAAATGATTACGAATACGGCGATTCAGTCCGTTCTCGATTATATAAACGGAGACTTGACGGAAATAGCGTTAGGTAACGGAGTTGCTCCTCAGTTAGATTCGGCGGTTTCGTTAGACAACGAATTTTATGCGAAAGACATCACGACTCGGCTGCGCGACGGAAACATCCAGGTAGTCGAGGTATATTTCGACGAAACGGAAGCGAACGGTGAAATAACGGAGTTCGGTGCGAAAAAGGAGAACGGCGAAATGTTCGACATTGAAGGCGCAGACATTACGAAGGACTCGACACAAAGTCTGACGGTAAGTATCGAAATTGAATTAACGGAGGTGAGATAACGAATGGCTTACAATAAAACGAATTGGGTCGACCATATTGTCGACGAGCAAGGTAACGTAGTTCAGCAAGGGACGGCGTTGAGTGCATCGAACTTCAACCACTTAGAAACGCAATATGACGAAGCAAAGGCGTATACGGACGACAAGGTAGCTCCGTTATCGGACGACTTAAAATCCGCAACCCTAACCCAAACCCTAACCGAACCGATCAACGTATTAGATTCCGATAGAGTCACGGACTTAATCTTAAAAGCCTTTACGGGTCAAACCAACGTCAACCACGTACCGTTATTTGATAGCGGATTGTGGAATTTTCATGCGAATGTGACGGTGGATAGTCCGAGTAAGATTACGCATGAGAATACAAGTGATGCTGAGGAAAAGAATGATATTAATGTTTCCGCTAAAGAAAATACCGATTATTCTTTAAGTTTAGAAGCTGACGGTTCTAACTTGTCTGTATATATTACATGGTTCGATGAAAGTGGTACAAGTATAGACTCAACAAGCACTTTAAATTCTTCTGGTACTTTAAGTATGACATCTCCAACTGGAACATCAACTGCTAGAATAGTTTTAAAAACTTTAAATGCGGGCACATACACCTTCTCTAACATCATGCTCAACGAAGGCTCAACCGCCCAAGCCTTCACGAAAAATGTACGTCCAATTAAAAATCCCGTTTTATTCAGTATAGGGAAAAACCTTATTAAACCGTTTACACAATGGGATTTACACGACAATGCAACGATTATTAGTCCGTATGAGTTGAAGTTGAATGCAGATGCAGATAATCAACATACTTTATTTGAGACTCAAATAGTTGGAGGAGAAACTTATACTCTTTCAGGTGATGGATATATTCAAGTTGTAGTCTTAGATAAAGATAAAAATACGATAGATAATTATAATTCAACTAGTATGCCTAAGACTATAGCAACAACGAGCGATGCAAAATATCTAAAGTTAAGAGCCACAAATGGAACGAAGGGGTCAGGCACGTACACATTCACGCAACCACAGCTCGAACTAGGCGACACAGCAACCACGTTCCAAGAGTACAACGAGAGTTACCTAGTCTTAAAATCATCATTTTATGAAGGCGACCAACCATATCAAGACCCGAACGGAAATTGGCGTAAACTAGCCGAAAAGAAAGAAATGGCGTTAGATGGTTCGTTGGATTGGTTATTTGATTTAGATGATGTTGGTTTTAAATCGGTCAGATATACTATCGGGTCTCCGCCAATATCTCAGACAGAAATTGTTAGTAAGCCAAGTGGTGAAATAGTTAGTCATAAGGCAGGAGGTTTTACGGGCGAGGATCAGAGTGCCTTATCCAGTTCGAGTATTTTATACCTTTCCCTCTCCGACTCCGACACGGGTTGGACGGACGCTATGACACCGACAACCGACCAAATTTCCGCATTCTTCAACGGGTGGATATACACGGGAGATGGCACGACTCACTCATGGGAAAACTATTACGATTCAGCCGACACGACAACGGATGTAAACGTATGCCTATCCCGTAACACGCACGAAGAAAACGGACAAAAATGGCGAAAAAATGAGTAAAAACGGATATGTATTAAACGCAGATTCAACATTTGCGCAAGGTGAATATTTTGTACAAATATTATCCGAACACTATGACCCAACCGCCCAATACACCGTCACCTATATAGCGTTACCGTATCAGCTATCCGCACCGATTGATAACGTGGATGTGGAGTACGCCCAAAGTCTTATTTCGGTCGTCAATTCACTTGTGGACGAAACGACAGACCACGGACGTCAAATCAGCGTTAATACGAACAAAAACAGCGACCAAGATTACGCTATCGACTACGTTCAAGCACATACGGAGAATGTTCGTGTAGACTTCGACAATCACGAAAGCGATACGAGCAATCCGCATAACGTCACAACTTCGCAAATTGGAGCGGCGACTTCCTCAGAATTATCGAGCCATATTAACGATTCAAGCGGGGCGCACCAAGCGAGTGCAATAAGCGCTAACGGCTCAACTAATGTACAAAGCGAGATTGATAATTTAAAGTCGTCTGTCAGTAGTGGGAAGAATCAAGTGGAAACCGCCATTACTGACATGGGCGGAACGGTTTCCGATTCTGATGGCGATGGAGTACCGACATTCCAAGAATTAGACGACGGTGTGCGAAGTATTCCGAAATATTCTATAGAATACGGGACATTTACGGTAGATAGTAGCGGTAACGCAAGCTTCACTACACCTTTTCAAGCAGACGTAGTTTTGGTATATGGCGCTGGCATAAATGACGAAATTAGAGCGGTTTGGGGTCATACAGATTTGGTCCCTAACTTTAACGGTAACACGGGAACGGATCAGCATTTTGAAACATTCCGAGACCATGAATATGATGGCGATGGTTATATATCTTCGAGCGACGGTCAAAGTTTTAGTTTTTATGATGCTTCAGATAATACGAGTTGGGCTGGCGGTAATGACTATGACTATACGGCTATTAAATTAGGTTCGTAAAAATGAGGAGGAATTATAGTGGAAAAACTCGTAATTTATGACGGAAATGGTGTCATACTTTCCGTGAAAGGGCACGAAGCGAAAGAGCCGACAAACGTACCTTTCCTTTGGGCGGAGATACCTAAAAAGAAGCGATTAGTTGGCGTTGATGTTTCGACAAGTTCCCATGAGCCTATTTTCGAAGACGCTCCGTTAAGTGAAAACGAGCAAAGAATCGAGCGGTCTGAATTAGATATTAATACTCTAGGAGAGCGTGTAGTTCAAGAGGAATTAAAGGCGTTACAAGCGCAAACTGACCGTGATTCTTTAGGCGAACAAGTTGTCGGACTAGACTTACGACTATTACAAGGAGGACTTTAATATGACGGATTTCGAACGCGTTAAAATGTATTACGACAAAGGTTGGGCGACGAAGGAACAAGTAGGACAGTACGTTGGTTACGGAGTCATTACGGAAGCCGAGTACGAACAAATCACCGGCGAACCTTACCCGGCAGAATAGGACGATAATACGGCGAAGTTTTAGCGGAAAAGGAGGCGAACTAATGGCGGCAAACGAAAACGAAGGGTTAACCGCAGCTATATCGGAAGTACGCGAGTGGCTTGTGCGGATTGAAACGCATCAATCAAATCAGACGCAGTTGCTTACGGAAATTAAAGACTCCGCAGACAAGGCGAACGAAAAGGCGGACACAGCCGACGACAAGGCGGAAAGGGCGCTATCCGAGTTATCTACGTATAAGGACGAAGTTAATCGGAGGTTCGGCGAAAACGATCGGCGGTTCAAGGATAACGATAAGAAGTGGTCGGACGACCGCGTAGAGAAACGGTGGGTATGGGGACTCCTATTCACCGGCTTTTTTATGATAGGGGCGTCGCTACTCACGATTTTTATAAATTAGAGGACGGTTACCCTCGCCCAACCGACGGCAAAGAAGGCGAACGAGGGGCCGTCCTCTAAATAGATTATATTCGAAAAAGGAGCGGATGTAAATGGCGGAGCCACACTTTAAACAGATTCCGAAATTTAAGAACCTGCGCGGAAAAACGGCACACGACGGATGGTATGAGGTGTACGACCCGTCCGTTAAGACGGACATTGCGATTCATCATTCGCTAACAGAAAGCGGAGATTCCGAAGCCTTCGCAAATTATCACGTTAATACGCTCGGTTGGCCGGAGGTAGCGTACCACTTCGTTATTCTTACGGACGGAACGGTCGAATGGAACCACGACTTAGGCGTGCTTAGTTATCACGTTGGCGACTCGAACTATCAATCGGTCGGCATATGCGTAGTCGGCGATTTCCGCAACTCCGAACCAACGGACGCACAAAAGGAGTCACTCCGAAACTTACACGCGGCTCTCGTAAAAGACTTGCCGAATTACAAACGGACTCGCGGACATAACGAATTTCCAGGCTATTCGCGGAAGGAATGTCCGTGCTTCGATTACGAAGCGGTTTTAGCGGCGGATAATGCGTCATCGGGCGGAAGTAAGGCGAAACCCGCCCGACTAAAAACCGGAACATTCGCAACGGCGGCGCACTTAGCAAACGCAAAAAGGCGATTACTGAGCGACTATAACTGGACGGTTTACGAAGCGGCGGATTCGACCGACTTTAATCCGAGTTACCGTTTGTTTACCGGCACATTTACCTCGGAACGTCAAGCGGAGTCATATGCGAAGGAACTACGAAGTAAGTACGGATGGACGATTTACGTTGTCGCCGAGTAACGGCGGACTAGATTTCGAAACATATTGAGCCGAAAAGGCGAAGGGAGAACGATAAATATGCGTTTTAAAAATTACGGACTATGGGTCGCAATCGGCTCGCTAGTTACGATGGTAGCGAACGACGCGTTTCAAGTAGCGCCAGCGGACGTTGAAAAATATGTTGACGTGGCGTTAACAATCGGAATTGCGGCGGGGATTATCAATAATCCGTCGAATGGTAAAGGTTACAAGGATTCAACGGAAAAGTAAGAAACGGGCGCTTCGTCATTAAGTTGGCGGGGCGCCCTTTTTTATTTGTATAATTTTCCGTATAATGAAACTATATCCGTAATACAATCGTAAGGTATAAGCAATAAACGAAATTATATCGAAAAGGGAGCGAAGGTTATGAATAATATAACGAAGATGTGGGCGGCTAGTTTACTCGTAGTTTTCGGTGTTCTTACGGGATGTGGCGAAGAAACCACGGAAGAAACGAAAGACGTTGAAGCGGAAGAAACTTCGGCAACAACGAAAGAGACGTCGAAGGAAACTTCAGAAACTCAGGAAGAGGACGTCAATAACGAAGAAAAAGATACGGAGAAAAAGGAACCGCCTAAAACATTGAAACAACGGTTAACTGATTCAATAAACAAAAGCGTAGGTAAAAGTACAAACTTCGGAACGGACCGCATAAAAGAAATTGAAATAAACGATCATGCCGGAACGGAAAAAGAAGATGACGTGATTGTCTTAGCGAGACTTAGAGCGGATAACAACTTCTCTTCTAATTCAATCAGAACCGGAATACTTTACGACACTAACGAGGTCCTTCAAACGATATTTGAAAACGAGGAAGTATCTGAAGTAGTTGTCTTTTGGAACTTTCCGCTAACAGATGAGTATGGAAACGAAAGTGACGGAGTTGTTGCGAAAATAGGGATGACAAAAGAAATAGCCGATAAAATTAACTGGAAGAACTTTAATATCGATAATTACGAAAGTGTTGCGGAACAGTTTAATCTTCATCCGGATATGAGAAACTAAGGCGCCTTAACGGGCGTCGATTTTTTTTTTGCCTAAATTTCGATGTGACACGCATTATTTCGGATATGTCCGCATAGGCTTATATAAGCGCAGGCGCAAGCGCCGTAGCATTATAAGCTACCTGGCGGAAAGTCTGTGCTTTTTATTTTTACATACTTAGGACGAGTTTTCAACGATAATTACACGGAAATTTTACGAAGGACACGCATTATTCGAAAATAGCGCCCATACAATGTATTACAAACGTACTACAAGGAATTATTATGTATTACGGACGTATTACGAAAGGGAGGCGTTTAAATGATAGGCGGAGCAGACGGAGGGAACAATGCGGTCAAACTGGCGACCATTTACGGAACGAAACGCATGGCTTCAACGTTAGGAGAATATCGCGAAAGGCGGTTGCAGTCTAATTTCGGAGACGACGATGTTATTTACGAATACGAAGGCGAGCGAGGATTTGCCGGCTCGCTGGCGCAAAATGAATCGGAGTTTGTACGCGAAATGATGGGCGACTCCAAGGCGCACCGAGACGCAAAGTTGCGAATACTAATCGCAATTCACCGATTTATGCCCGATAACTACATCGACTTAGTCGTCGGTCAGCCTATTTCGAAGCATACGGACGAAGAGAAGGCGAAAATTAAGTCGATGCTGACCGGAAGGCATACGATTACAGTTAACGGTAAAGAGCGCACATTCGAAATTGAAAACGTAGAGGTTGCTGCGGAAGGTGCGGCGGTTTACTTTGCGGAACCTTTCGAAGAGGATCTATTACGGATAGTTGACGTGGGTAGTGGGACGGTAAACCTGGCGACTATTCAAAATGGAAACTTTATCGATAAAGGAAGCGACTCGTTATATTTCGGAGCAAACTCGACTAAAGCGCGAGACGTTTCCGCATTAACAAACGCCGTAATCGCAAGCACGTCGGCTATGTGGCGTCGAGAAGATACCGTTATAGTTGCCGGAGGTATTGCGAAAGAGGTATCCGATAAACTAGCTGAGCATTATCCGAATGTTAGGATCGTTAAACCACGAGTAGGTAATTCGATCGTACATCCGGTATTTGCAAACGCCGTCGGTTATTACAATATCGCTCGTAATATTTACGGAGGGTAGCACTATGGGAGAGCGGAAGGTTAAGCAAGTTTCGTTTAACTTAGCGGAGGAGCACGAACGAAAACTATTCGAACATGCGGAAAAGCAAGTATTTTCGAAATATGTTAAACGGCTGATTGATCGAGATTTAAACGGCGGAAACAAAAATATAGCGCCCCAGGAAGAGGCGCCGAAGGAGAGGGAAATTAAACATAATCCTAATTCATTTATTTAACCGATAAAGGTGTTAACAGCTAATCCGATTCCGTATCCGACAATTAATGCGCCTATAAACATGGAACCACTTCCTTTCTGTTATTACGCTTAGTTTTGCCGATATTTAAAAATTTATACGTGAGGTGTTCGTATGAAAACGGAAACCATTAACTTCCGTGACTTCGTTAAGGACGAATGGCAACCGGAGGTCCAGAGTGATTTCGAAGTAATGAGTAAAATATTCGTTTCCGCCGGAGGTACTGCGGCGATATTACTGCCTAATACCGTATTAGCTTCCGGTGTAAGTGGCGCATTCGGGAACGTACACGAAGCGATAATGTCCGGATTTGATGCGGGCGTAGTCCTCGTAATCATTTTCGCCGGAGCTGCGTGGGGACTCGGTCATAGATCGAAGGCAATCGAAATATTGATCGGAGTGTGTTGCGGATATATCTTAGCGCGCCACGCCGTAGATATTCGCGATTTCTTAAAAGGAATATAGGAGGCGGAAATATGGCGAAAAAGAAAAAACGTAATGTATGGAGGAAGACGAAGAAAGTCGCGAGCAGGGCGAATAAAACTAGGAAAAAGGTGGAGAAGACGGCTTCGAAAGTTTGGAGGTATTAACGATGAAATTCGTACTAAGCGGAGCGTTCGGTGAGTTATCGCAAGTCAGGGACGGTAAACATACCGGAATAGACTTACAGATGGAAACCGGAACTACTTTACGAAGTTTAATGGACGGGAAGGTTTACGCAGTTCGCGATTACGGATCGGAAAATATCGGAAAGGGCGTCGTAATTAAAACGGACGACGGTAACTATCATATATTCGGACACATGGATAAGGTGACGGTAAGTAAAGGCGACGAAATAAACGGCGGTGACGTCATCGGACTTAGCGGAAACACTGGCGACTCGACGGGTCCTCATCTACATTTCGGCATACAAGATTCGAGCGGAAATTTTGTAGATCCTACGCAATATGGCGAAGAATTAGCGTCTATATCCGGCGATGTTCCGGGATCCGTGATAATGAGCGTTGTGAGTACCGTTGATAGTCAAGGTTTCGGCGGATGGATTCTCGATAAGTATAACAACTTCGCTGAAGGTGCGATTAATGCCGAAATGGAGTGGGTTTTAAAGCCGATAGGACACTTCATCAAATTTCTAACGCTCGAAATGTGGGAATGGTTTGTCGCGAACTTACCGGAGATCATGGGATATACAACGATGGCAGCCGGAGTTTTTGTGATATTATCCGCAATGGTCGGTAAAGGCGGAATGGTCAAAACGTTGGCCTGGTATTTCGGATTCTTTATATTAGCTACCTGCATTTTAGCGGGGCAGTAGGAGGGGTAACGTGGAAAAGTTAGGCGGTATTTGCATGAATTGTCTTGAACGCTACTATAAAACTCCGGGTAGAGAACATTATTGTTCCGAATTTTGTGAGTATAAGCACACGAAACCCATTAAAGAATTAAAAAAGAAAGTGGTGTTTTTCGAGAAATGGGGTTTTGACTATGAAAAATGAGTTGATTCATTGGCAAGTTGATAACGCAGGTGTTCCGGCTATCTATAACGGAGGGCTTCCTGCGGAACTGATTCCGAAAGTAAAGACGCCTTGGTTTAAGCGAATCAAAAACGTTAGTTGGAGCGACTTCTTTCAGATAGAAGAAAATAAAATCGTTGTCTATCGGATTGTTCCGCACACTAACGTAACCAACAATAACAAAAGACTATGGAAAGCGATTCACAAAATGTACGAAATGTATAATAAATCGTCGTCGCGCCGGGAGAGAGAAGGCTTCAAGATAACGTATCGAGAAAAGGACTACTTTTGGTTTGATGTTTTATTCCGACAAGAAGACGGCGAAAAGAAAATCGAGTTTTACGTTTCGACTAGCGAATATCAAGCGGAGAAATTAAAACGGAAATTAGAAAATAAAATGGACGTTACGATCGAGGAAACGGAGATAGGTCGGCTAGAGGTTCCGAAGGAAAATACGATCATCCAGGAGATGAAATACTTAAATCACGATATATTCAGTTTGAATACGAATCAAAACGATACTAAGACGCCTATTGCCTCCGTAATGAATACGTTAGACGAACTCCAAGACGACGGAGACTTCGCGCGACTTTCGATATGTAACGAAGTAGAAGACCGACAGAAATGGATTAAGAACGCTAAGTGGGCGGTCGAAAAGTTGAACAAAGGAAATGTTCCGCAAAGGGCGAACGTCAGCACCAAGAAAGTTTCGGCGGCATTTAAAACGGGGCTGACCGGACTCATCAACGAAGTTAACGATCTCCTCGTCGATACCTTCCAGGCGATAACGAACGTATTCTTCGAAAGCGACAAGGCGTTCAAGAAGGATAAGGTTATCGAAAAAGGATACGGACTCGAAGACGAAATATCCGCAACTAAGCGAACGAACGCCAGCATCGAAAAGGTAAACGCTCCTACGTTCAAGTCTCGAATTAGAGTGGCGGCGCACAGCCGGGATAAATTGACGAGAGAAACAATAGGCGAAACCTTGTCGCTGTCTATAAGCGAGTTAGCGGAAAATAACGAACTGCATGGCGTTAAGATAAAGTTTAATGGGCGGCGGGTAGAAGTAATCGACGAAATGAATACACTCAAATTATCGAAGCGCTCGAAGTTTGATGGCGATGTCAACTTAATTTCATCGGACGAAATGAATAAACTTGCGCTACAGATGCCGAATAAAGAATTGCAGCGGAGGTACGAGGACGCCCTTAACGTTAAGAAGCGCGTTGAAACGAACATTCCGACGGTGCTGCAAGACAAACGTAATTTACTCATCGGCCACTCCGAATACAAAGACCGCGAAATTCCGGTCGGGCTGCCCGCACATATGAAGGAAGAGTTTTATTGCGGCTATACATTCATCGGAAAACAAGGCGCCGGTAAGGATAACTCGATTCAAAACTTCGTCTATCATGGCGCTATGAATCACAATATCTCCTTCGTAATTCCAGATTGGATATGTCAGGAAGGTCCGAAAGGTATGGCGGACGGAATACGCGATTTATTGCCTACCGAGAAAATCATCGACATCGACCTGGCGAATGAGGAATATATTACGCCGATGGACTTAACGGAGGTAGTCGAAAAGTTAGGACGGCAAGGAGCGAGTAGGTTTGGCGACGAAATGATCGACTTTATGGATATGTACGACTTACCGAGGGCGAAGCGCTATTTACGGACGGCTTCGAAAGCGAGCGGAGGTTCGTTGTATAATATCAAGCGGATTATAGAAGACGAGGAATTTCGAGAGGAAACGGTAGATAGCCTGAGATCGAAAGGTAACGTAAGAGTAGCGGACGAATTAGAAGGATGGGGAACGAACGAAGAGTTGAAGAGTAAAGCGGATCCGATACTCAGCCGACTCGACGACTTTTTCGGGAATGACTTACTGTATGACGTATTTTCGCAACCACCTCGCCCTGAAGTTAATTTCGAAAAGTGGATGAAGGAAGGCAAGGTTATTATATTACGAATGCCGAAACGGAAGATAGGTCCGGCAGCTGCTACGTTGTCACATTGGATAATATTGAAAGTGTTAATGACGCGGCTACTGATGAGCGACGAAGATAAGGAACGACACGGCTGCTTTATGGTTTTCAATGAGCCGGAGCAAGTCGAGTCGAAAGGTATGAGCGAGTTAATGGGGCGAATAGCAACGGAAGGTCGTAAGGAGCGGTTAGGATCTATATTCGCGTTCCACCATTGGAATAAATTAGATACGCGCCTTCAAGATAACCTTATGGCGGGCGGAGTTAATCAGTTCCTTTTCGCCAACGATTACAAGAAGACGTTCGAACTGGCGGAGGAACGACTTAAACCTACTTTCGAAATAGAGGATGCCCTCCAAACTCCGAAACACTACGCCATTGCGATGCTGAATACGAAGGAAGCGTTACCCGCGTTTATGGTGCATATGCTTCCGCCAATCCCCGACAAAGAGCGATTTGATAACTCGCATTTAACGAAGGAACACGCACGGAAATACGGACGACACTGGGAAGAATTGCAGAAGTTGTGACGAGTTTCTTCCTATTATATGGGCGCACATTTTCGGAGTTATTACGCACCGGCACACACAGAGGAACTCGCCTAAACTTTCGCTAAATCTCGTTGACATCCGACAACACCCGTGATATATTATTAATTGTCCGTTGGATGCGTACGATTCGGCTTCGTAACGACTAGCTTACCGCGTGATATACCGTGCGATAATCGGTCAAGGAGCGAATAGTGCGGTGTACAACCGAATAAGACGCGGTGGGTAATCGCCCAAAACCGCGGAGTAACACTCTTCAACGTGCCGGTGTGGCGGAATTGGCAGACGCGCACGACTCAAAATTACGCTAACTTGGCGTTACTTAATTCCGATAGCTTAAACGTTGATATAACGGGCGATTCTCGACAAGAGGGTCGCCTTTTTTGCGTTTTTATACGGCTCATTGCGTACGATTTCGTCGTATCACGGAATTTTGTGCGATGCGCGTGCGACTCAACTCCGCCTTGCTCCAGCGGACGTGATACCGAAAATTGGAGGAGGCGCCAAAAGATGGCAAGACGCAGCAATAAGATACCGCAAAGTATGTTCGAGGAGCAGACGAAGAAAATCGCAGTAGAAGCGGAGGACTTCGAAACTTCGCTACATTTATTTCTCCGCGATTGTAAGATACGTAACCTTTCGGAGAGCTCGCTTAAGTATTACCGGAATGAGTTAATCGCCTTTCGCGGTTTACTCGAAGATCAGGACCTTCCGACACATCCATCGAAAATTACGATCAAAACGATTAAGGAAAACGTCATCTATTACATGATGGAAACGCTAGGACGGAAAGAATCGTCTATCAATACGAGGTTGCGTGCGATTCGTGCTTTCTTTAATTTCCTCTACCGGGAAGGTATGCTCGAATACAATCCGGTACAAGAACTTTCGTTAATCAAGCAGAAGAAGGAAATTATCGAAGCCTTTTCCCGTGAGCAACTACGCGACATTTTCCGGCAGCCGAATCAATCGACCTTTACGGGGTTTCGCGACTATACGCTTATGCTACTTATGATCGAAACGGGCGTACGTGCGCGAGAACTATGCGGCATATGCGTAAAGGATATTCGATGGGACGATAATCAGATTCGAGTAGACGGGAAAGGCAATAAGGAGCGGTTAGTTCCGATTCAAACGACGGTCAAACGTCAGCTCCGTAAGTACCTGGCGATCAGGGGCGATATAGCGACGCCTAACCTATTCGTCACGATTGACGATACGCCGATAACTATTCGCCAATTACAAGAACGTATAGCGAAATATGGGCGGATGGCAAACGTTAAGGACGTTAGGTGTAGCCCGCACACTTTTCGCCACACATTCGCTAAAATGAGCGTACAGAACGGGGCGGACGTTTTCTCCTTGCAGAAAGTCCTCGGCCATACTTCGCTAGAGATGGTGCGGAATTACGTTAACCTATTCAGTAGCGATGTGTACGACGCGCATAAGAAATTTAGTCCGGTGGAAAAGTTATTTTAATCGAGTTTAGTACGCTGGCCTTTCGAGGCTGGCGTATTTTTTTTTGTGCGAAAAACTGCGCGAAATTAAATCCGCATGGATATCGTATAGTGAAAGCACATTTCGAGAGGAGGTCGGTCAGTTGTCGGAAGAAAGCACGGAAAAACATGACCACAACGGCGAACTTGTTTCCGTAGAATCGCAAACAGAGCGCTCTTTAACCTCCGGAAAGTCGGAAACGCGTATCTTCGTCAAAATGTACGTCGGCGCGGTAAGAAGCGGATTATTAGCGGACATGGGCGCCGAAAACTGGCAGACGTTATGCGTCATAGCTTCGTTCATGGACGAACAAGGCGAGTGTTATCCGACTCAATCGCAAATAGCGAAGGGGCTCGGAATCAAGCGAGAGTCAGCGACCAGGCGCGTTAAGAAACTCGCAGACTATCGATGGGAAGGGCGTCCAGTTATAACGAGGATAAAGGAGCGGTCGCCTACGGGAACCTTCGAAAATACGAGGTACACCGTAATGCCGATCAGTCAATTACGAATGTTTGACGCTGAACCCGAGGATATTGTTCGTGATTAGCGGGTACTACGTGACGCTCAGCGCACATGGTCAGTTCTAACACGGTACGGACGTCACACTAAGGAGAACCATTCTTTTAACTAGAACCACTATTTAACGAGATAAAACATAGCGAGGGTTCGTAAACTCACCTCGCCACATAGTAATTTTCGAAGGCAAGTTCTTATATAAAAGATGCTCCGAAAAGGGTTAGGCAAGGAATTGAAAGGGATATATTTCGGAGGCACTAAACCAAAAGAAAGAAAAAGTGTGGCGCTCAAAAAGAAAGAAAAGGGAGGACTTATGAATGGCTGAAAAAGTAGTTTTACCGAAGGAAGTTGCGGAAGCACTCAAGGATTTTATAGACGCAGGTTTTTCGAAATGGCAAATCGTAAATGTAGTTGACGAACCTGGCGATTATACACGTATTATCCAAAAAGACGGACTACACGATCAATCTAGGACGCTAAAAACGTACATGGTAAACGGACATTCTGAAGAATTACTTTCCGCCCTAGTCAACGGATACGAAGTCGAACAGTCACCGGAGGATAAACTGCGTCAACGTTACGAAGAACTCGGTAAAGCGTCCGTGCACGATCTCGATGACGTATCGCACATAAGATACGGAATTGAAGAGGCGCTCGACATACTCGGAATAACTATCGAAGGCATTAACGGCAATTCTCACGCCAAATAAAAGGCGCACAGCCGTTTTCTACCGCACCAAGACGTATAACCCTAACGGACTAAAAAGCGGTAATTTACCCGCAAATAATAAGGAAAATCCAAAGGAGGAATTACGATGGATATTCAAGTTAACTCGAACTTCAAACTGACGTCCGACGCTTACAACGTCATTCTCAATCGCAAGCACATCGTCGACCCTACGAAATCTCCACGCTGGCCTGAACTAAAGGCGAAAGGTGCGTCAGGCGGAACGCAAGTCAAATGGCGGGAAATCTCGTATCATCCGACGGTCGACTCAGCGTTAACGAAACTGGCGGACTTGAAACTACGCGAGTCCGACGCAACTACCCTCGAAGACTTACGCAATG